TTAAAACCAATCTCAATAAATAATCCATCTATATATAACTTAGCTTAAACATAACTAAATCCCTACTTGTCAGAGGAATGCAAACTATTAATATAGAAGGGCTATCAACGCCTTTACGTGGCGCAAAGCATCTAGTACTTCGTGTACCTGGTATGCGTATGCCTGAATTCGCCGATTTTCTTTCAGGAGGTGAGCCAATTCAACGTTACTTGCTGCTGACAGGTAGGAATGGTGATATGTCTGCGAATTTCTGGTTTCCTTGGAATGCGGTCTTGACGCTCGTCGACGGGCGTGACTGGAATTATGCGCTCACATATATTACAAATGCGCCAAAGCCGTTATTCTGCCTGGTTGATGATAGCCTCACCGTACCCGAGGCGTTCTTACGCCGTGTACCTGCGGGTGTAACTTTTGTTCAGCTGGCGCAGCCAACGGCTGAGCTGGCTACATCAATGGCCTTGCCGCATTACGATAGTATTTTCCTAGTACCCATTGACGATATTGGTAGCAAGTTCTACGAGTTGGCTCTTACAGTCCTTCAGCGTGTTTTTGCGAAACATAAGGATTATGATATGAAGGAGGTTTTGCGTGAGCTGCGGGTTGCTGGAGCAGGTATTATGTGGACACGCATCCAGGAATCAGATCCGGGAGGCGCAGTCTATTGGTATGAACCTGGCCCTACGAGTCCAAAGCTTTTACTATCGGCAAAAGCACTAGGCAAGATTATGAAGAATTTTGGGGAGGCACTGATGCGTTAGCGGCGCCGATGAGAACGGCGGCGTTTCTTTGTTTTGCGATGGCGAGCCCAGCCTCTTTGTTCGGGTTTAGCAGCTTCTTCAGCACGCTTTCTTGCTGCTTCTGCTGACCTAATACTAGATTGAGCAATAAGGTAAGGTAATTTCAAGCTACCGTCATACATTTTTAACAATTCTGTTTCATTTAATGCTTCAGGCGCAACAGGAGGGTAATCATCAAACGAGCGAATTGGCTTTTGCTGACCTGTTTTTGTTTGCCTCATTACTGGTTGCGTTAGGTATGGCTTATTTGGAACTTTTTCATATTTTGTCTTAAAGTGTTTAGAAATTGGGACATATCTCTTAGGATGAGGAGGGTATTCCATATTTGGAGTGTATGGGACCTTTGGCTCTGTGCTCCTATTATTTAATGAAGCATCAAAATACTGTATTTCTCCAATTGGACCACCTGTATTTTTAGCATAAGCTACTTCACCTACGTTATTTCCTCGTTCCAAATTAATATCATTTAAAGCTGCATTTAAAGCAACCATCGCATTTGCATCCGCATTTCTCCTCTTTCTTTCATTATTATTAGGCCACGATACTTGTTTCTTTCTTTTTAATGACTTACCACCACCTGCTCCTGCCGCAGCACCGTCCATAACTATTTACATGCCGGATTTACTTCAAATACCCCCTCAATGCTTACGCCCAGCCTTACGTGTCTTCTTACCAGCAGCACCCTTGCTGAAGAGCTTGAACGTACCCTTCTTGGGCTTGTAGCCAGCCGCGAAGAGGAACTTCTTGGCGGACTTGGCGCCGAGCGCATGCTTGCGACGGCTGATAATCCGGCCGTGCTTATTCTTCATCAAATCCTTCTTTGTCAAGCCACCAGATGTCTTATCAGCGGTGCCGTGCCATACCTGTGCCTTAGAGCCTACTGTCATTTCTTATACTTAGTGTGGCGAAATTTTCACACACTAAAGAAAGTATGGCTTTGTCGCGTGCTAGATGGCAAGGACCAACACTCTTCATTCTACTTGTCCTGGGTGTATGTGCCTTGATTTTGGCGCATTTTTACATCAAAAACCACGACCAGCCACGTGAGCCAAAGCAAGACCTATCAAAGCCACTTGTTGTTTGGCCAATGAACGCATACGTGCCGAATATGACCGCCGGTGGAGAGATTACATGCCACGAAACAAATAAACAACTCATTGCCGATGGTATCAACGTAACTGTTATTGTCAAGAACTGGGTTGTGCCTGGACAGGACGGTGTTCGTATTTTGGCATCAGAGGCCGACATTTATGATGCTAAACCAGAGGCCGTCGAAGCTTTCAAGCGTTCTTCGGCAATTTGTATTCAGAACTTGGATATGAATTATGGTATGTCATTGTGTCGTAAATACAGAAAACCTGCTGTATTTTTCATCCACGCTACATCCGTTGGCAAAGAGTTTCTTGGATACGCTGGTGGCTGGCCTACATTCGTAGTCTATAATTCTTGGTCTATGAAGGCAGATATTGCTGCCAACTACAAGTCTTATATTGTGAAGCCGTGGATTGATATGCGTCGTTTCTTAAAAATATCAGGGAATCAGAACTCAAAACATTACGTAACACTTATTAACTTAAATAAATCAAAAGGCGGTCAGCTTCTGGTTGACCTGGCAAAAGAGATGCCAGATGTCCAGTTCCTCGGCGTTGAAGGAGGTTATGGTGACCAAGTTCGCGACACAAGTCTTCGCAACATCACCTACATGTCGAAAACCGATAAGATTGAAGATGTTTATCAAAAATCTAAAATTGTAATTATGCCGAGTCAGCTTGAAACTTGGGGTCGTGTTGCCATTGAAGCAATGGCGGCAGGCACTCCTGTTATTATAAATGATGTAGAAGGTATGCGTGAGGCAACCGGTGGTGCCGCCTTAGTCGCACGTCGCGATGATATTGGCGAGTGGAAACGAGCCATCCGCCACCTCTTGAACGACCCTCTTTTTTACAGAGAGCAGGTTGATAAAGGTCTACGTCGTTGTAAAGAACTCGACGATAATTCTGACATGAAGGGGTTGGCTGCTTGGATGCGCCAGCATGTATTCACTGCTACACCATCTGGGCTTATCTAATCTACCAAAGGGCGCGCATCAAGAGTAATACATTTTATAGAGCCGCCGCCTTTTTCAATTTCAGATATATTTATCTGGTGAATAGAGACACCTTCAAAAGCAGACTTCAGCACCCTACGTGTCTCTGTGCCAAGCGGCCTTACAAATATATGCTGCCTATATTTAAAGAGATTAAGAGCAAACGGTTCACTATCATCTTCAAGCAATGTAACTTTCTTGAATACGCGACGTAGCTCTTCTAAACTATGAGGAGCAAAGGCATTTGGTCTAGCAATACAGATGTATCCATAAATGGATGTAGCCAAATCAAGATGGTAGTAGTCTGGATTTGTCATATGAAGAAGATGGCATTCTGGCGCCGCTCTACTTTCAGAACGTGCCACTTCTTGAATAAGATGAATAAACGCACGCGCACCGGTCAAACTTGTTCGTGGACCATAAGCGACCCAAACATGCTGACCCCCATGACTGACTTTCACATCGGCCTGACCCTCAAAAATCACATTCCTACCAGTCAGCTCTAGTACAAGAGCACCACTCTTCTCAAGGAGAGGCTTCACAAGCTCTGCCTCTCTTTGGCGATGGTGATATTTCATCTTAGAAAGAACAAAGACTGGCCGCTTGAGTGTAAGCGGCAGATACGAGCCCCAATTAGCAGCATAACAGAGGTCAAAGGAGGCGCCGGTGCGATTTAGGTCATTTGAAGAGGTTTTCATATAAGGTACGCCATGTCTCGCAAGGGTACGCAAATATGTTCTAAATTGGTTCATAGCGACTTCTTGAGAGATACGATTACCAGAAGCTAATGGATTAGTTTTTGTTGTAGTTTGGAGATTATCTGGCTCACATAAAAATACTGACATTAGAGAGAACAAATTCTGCTATAAACACCCCTTTTAAATCCAAACCACAGACCTACCTGTCAGAGAAAGATAAGCATCAGCATCTCGGAAATTTGGACAAGTAGAGAAGTCTTTGCGTGCGAGTGGTGATGGATGGCTATAACAGAGAAGGCAATTCTCTTCGGGAGATGCTATACAGTCAATATATGATTTGGCTTTCTCACCCCACATCATGTAAACTACTCCAGCTTTGACAGCACTAATTGCTGTAATGAGCTCTTCAGTCCAGCCAGCCCATATTTTCATATGACTACCAGAAGCACCCGCCCTAACTGTCAGAGCAGTATTTAGTAAGAGTACACCTTGCTGTGCCCATCCCTCTAATTTTCCAGAGGTCGGGACAGACTTTCCATATGTAGCACTAAGACACTTATATACATTTCGCAAAGATGGTGGAACCTTTATACCATCTGGTACAGAAAAGGCTAAGCCATGCGCTTCACCTTTCTTAATGTAAGGGTCTTGACCTAGAAGTACTACCTTCAAGTCGTCAAGGTCAAAGAAGGTAAAGCAACGCATAATATCGGCCGGCTGTGGAAATACTTCATTGCCAGCCGCTCGCTCTGCGTCAAGAGCAGCTTCAATAATTGTACCCCATCGGCCCCAAATACTCTCAAGTAGTAGTTTCCAACCAGGCTTGACATCGGCAAATAGATTATCCATTGTGACAGCTCATGTCAGCCCAGCAACCTAAAAAATCAAATTTATTCATAACAGAATGTCTTTGATGAATAAATTTCTAATAGGCACTACATGTCTTGTTCTTGGCCGCTATATTGGGCGTAAGGATGAAGAGGGTCGTGCCTCTAAAGCCGGCATCTTAGATTTTGTAGCACAGATGACACCGGTCCCAAATCCAGAAAATACTGACTTCCCCTACAAGTTACCTTCGCTTCTGCGATGGCCCAAATTCCTCCAACCTGAAAGACCTCCACCACAACCACCCGCTGCTGCAACGCCTATTTTAGGAAGTTAGATAGGACCAAGAGAAGGCATCCGCCCAGCACGCATCTCATCTACAAGTCCACTAATCTTCTTTGCATCATAGACACCAGCAAAGTGTACTAAGAAACAGCCAGGTGTCCATGTTTTCTTGCCAGGCAGACCAGCAAGATAAGCATTGAAACGTGTCGGGTCGGCTTCATAAATCTCGAACCATTCCAAGTCTTGAGGTGAATCACGCCATTCAAGAAGCATTGCTCCATTCTCCCACCAGATGTGGTTTACACATTCATCGCGATGGTCAACACGGTCAAACCAGTCAATAACTCGTGGTGTCGGTCGAAGGAAAATATTACCAGAGTTGATATGGTCAAATGCATCAACGCAGAATAGTACATCCTTCCCTTCTGGTAGTAGGGGAAGCATGTGCTCCTCAACCTTCAGGTCCATGTTTGTAATGTAGACATCGGCATCTGAAAGCCAAAGATAATCGTATTTTCCACTTAGAATTGACTCTTTCATATGATGGATAAAGAAGCCCATCTTGGACCACGCAATTGGACGGCTACGGTCCCACCACTCCTCACCCCCAAGAATAAAATCGTAGCCATGCTTGGCACAATAGTCGCGCTTAGACTGAATACAAGACTCTAAATTACGTTTATAGTCTGCCCCAATACAGAGTGTCAAAACAGCAATCTTCGGCGCTGGCATCTCCTGACAAACAGAGTCTCTGAAACTTTATGTGGGCTCAAACTAAGAATGCGTGTTATCTTAACTAAGATAATTGACTGGTGGCAAGTACTTCGTAACTACATTCGCAGCCGCACCGCTCCGCCACCTGAGCCGCCAAAACCATGGGTCGTAATGGGTGGCCTTACAGAAGAGGAAGAGGACCGTATTGAAGACCAGAAGGCACAAGACCAAATTAAAGATAGTATGGATGATTTTGATGATGTCCTCTTTGATGGTGATTCCTACAATACAAAAAGTATCTAAGTCTAGAGCACAATGAACCCCATAATGGAGGAAAAGTCCCAAGCAAAGCCATGGTACGTATATTTACTTCAATGTGAAGATGGCAATACCTACATTGGAGCAACTGTTGACCCAGACCGCCGCCTCCGCCAACATAATAAAGAACTCGTGGGTGGCGCCCGTCGTACTACCGCCAAATCCGCCACAGGCCTCAAATGGCAACGCATCCTCTACTTGTCTGGCTTCACAGATAGTCATCATGCTCTTCAGTTTGAATGGCGCTGGAAGTACTTTTCACGCAAACTCAGCGGCGGCACGGCACTAAGTCGCCGCATAGCAGCCCTCCCACAAACAATCCAGAAACATCCAGGCCCAGACCTACAAATTCATGTGGAGCCAGGATGCCCTGGTGAACATATCCTCACCCTACAAGTCAGCACACCCGAAATCCCTGTTACACCTGCCGCCACAAGAGCAGCTTAAAAAAATTGATTTGTCGGGTCTCTACAAGACCCTCCAACTGTCCTTTTTCACACCGCAAGAAGCGGCTTAAAAAAATTGAAATTCAATCAATTAGGCAAGTTACGTAACCAACCGGATACGCACGCATCATCATGCCCATCAAATACTACCTCAATCAAGATAATGAATATGTTTGCCAGATTTGTGGCGAGACCAAGCGTCTACAAAGCACCATGCACTATCATATGAAGAAGCACGAGGATACCAAGCCTTTCAATTGTAAGCTCTGTAACTATGGATGTCTTCAGAAGTGTACGCTTGAGCATCATATGAAGGCAAAGCATCCAGAGCAGCAGCAACAGCAGAAGAAACCAGCTGTAATTAAGTGCCCTCACGACGGGTGTGATTTTGAGAGTTTGACCAAGGCAAACTGTCGAGTTCACTATATTCGCAAGCATTGTAAAGACTTAGTTGATGAAGTTCTGGAGGATAAGGCGACATGTAAGCAGTGTAATAAAGCACATAGCTCAGCAACCGCTTTCTATTATCACGCTGTTGGTTGTATTGCTTTTGAAGAAGGTGATAAGCGCATTGCGCAACTTCAGAGTGTAATCTAGGCCAACCACACCACCAGCCACTTTTTTACATGCCGGCATTCATCTCAGAGGCAAAACTATAGATGTGATAGCCAGCAGCACCGAAACCACCAAGTAGTAGTAGCTCATAGGCAGAGCGAGGTGTATCCTTCCCTCCATGTCCAATATAGATGAGCAGAGGTCCAACAAATAGAGCATGAATCCAATTTACCCATGCCGAAGAGGACCCAAGCTGCATCTTGCGAACAACCTTGTACGCGTGATAAATCAAGACAATTAGACCAAGGCCGAGCAGTATAGGATAGACATGCGAAGATGTCTTATCACGCATGAAACCAACATATAGGAATAAGGGAACCACGGCTAAAATATGAAACAGGGAGACTATCATATGTGAGTTCATCCGGCTAAATCTACAAACACAACATAAAATAAGAATGTTTCCAGGGAGCAGTCGCAAACGGCTAACAATTTTGGAAGAGATGGAACGCCTTGCTACTGAGCAAGGGAACCAGCCACAAACAACAAACTCGCAACGATTCTTGAGCCCATTTGATGGTATTTTCGGTCTCACAGAAACTACTGAAGAGACAAATGAAGAGCAAATAGCATATCCTGTCTATCTACCACCTGAACCCACGCTACCATCCCAGCCACCCAGCACTACAACTCTCTATCATATCTTCACAGACGGCTCTTGTCTGAACAATGGTAAGAAAGGCGCAAAGGCATCCTACGCCGTGGTAATCCTCGGTCCAACAGAAGTCGGTCCACCAATCGCCGAACTAGCCAACTCCCTACATGTCACCGACCAGCATACCAATCAACGTGCGGAGCTAACCGCCATCAAAGAAGCAGTGGCATACGCAAATCAAAATAACATCTGGAGTCAAGCAGACCGTATTGTGTTTTGGACTGATTCCCAGTATGCCTTGAAATGTATTACTGAGTGGGGTCCAGGATGGCGCGCCAAGGGCTGGAAGAAGCGCGACGGCAAGCCAATTGAGCATCTCGACATCCTACGACCTCTTATTGAGCTCAAGATGGATAAAGGCCCAAAGTTCAGCCTCCGCTACGTAGAAGCGCACCAAAGCGTAGGCAAATCAAGCCTCTTTCCGTGGCGTTTTAATGCCCGCGCGGATGTTCTCGCGCAAGCCTGTCACACTTAAACTAGTCAATATAAATAACCACTAATTATTTAGAATGACAAGTGTTCTAACAAAATATGCCCAACGAGACAACCGACTTGAAACAGTAAGTAAAACTGGATATATTACGGATAATGGTTCTATTGATTCTGTAAACAATGTCCCTCCACAACATCCAGCATATGCTGCTATAGATTTAACACAATCAAAAAATTTTGTTATAGACACTCGTGACTTGGTTTTGCGGACAGACGCAGGAGGAACTGGAATTGAATACCTCCTACGAATTTATATAGACTCTACATCACCTCCATTATATTATGATAATTTTGAATGGACTATGTTTGTACATCTCCCACAAACAAGTTTAAATTGTATTTTTATAGAAATTTTTAGAAACAAAGCTGAAGCAGAAAGTGTTGATAATAATTATCTATACGCACTTAGTAACCAATCACCTGACGGCTCACAAACATGGCCAGGGATGTCAGCAATTACAATGCAAGTAGTTAATAATGAATGTATTCTAAAATCAGTATCACCGCAATTATACTATGGTTAAAAATTTAGTTGACTAAAAATCACAAATCTGCCGCCCACAAAGCTTCCATAACTGCTCAACGTGCTCAATAGCCCCCTCAATCCACGCCTGCCGCATACAGAAGCTCTCACCAACAACATACACATCACGAATACCGTGCGACGTATGCGCCCGACGTGACTCCAGCTCAGGGTCATAATGCCCAGGCAACCAGTAAGAGCAACCATCCGTCCATCCATGAACACGCCACAAAAGCGGCTCAGGCACTACACGGTCAGGGAACAACCGCCGCAAATCAGCCACAACCTCATCAACAGCTACTTGTCCCTTCCCTGAATCGCCCAGCCGCAGAAACCGCTCACAATCCCGTCCATCAGTATAGCTAATCATTACAGACCCCGCCTTCTCATTAATTGGTATGAAGTAGCGCGTCACCGTCGATGTCACCACTTTCCCCAACCCAGCAAACCATGGTGCCCCATCAACCAACGGAAACACAGCATATATACGAACAAGAGGTTTCATCGCAACCTTTTTTAGCATATCCCAGCCCGCAAACCCTTTCATCCGCCGCAAACCCTCAGAGTGAACCGCCGCCACTATCTTCGCCGAACGATGTGTTACAACCTGCCCGTCATGTCGGCATAAAACCTGCCCATGTCGCACTCCTAGTACTTCGTGGCCCATAAATATCTGCGCCCCCTTTGCCTCCAACTCAGCAGCCAGCCGCCGCGCCACCTCGCCAAATCCCTCAACACATACAGAAAACCCCTTATTACCTGCCATCTCTTTCTTGAAAGCGACTAGCCCCAAATCCGCCCGCAAAGTCCGCACCTCAGACACGTAGGGATATTGAATCCAATAGCGCTCGGCCACAGCCTCACCCCATAATCTACTTGTCAACTCCCATAAAGTATGGTTGGCCAACTCAGAAGCCGGCAGCCGCTCTAGTGCTGAAAGCAGGCCAGGCTCGAATGTATTGTCAACCACGCACCCAGTGCCATCAGTAAATCCCATCTGCTCTCCAATTGGCGCCAAAGTACACCCCATCTCAGCCACCAAAGCCCGCACGTAAGGGTGCGAGCGACAAACACGTCCAGCACCAATTTCCCATTGAACACTCCTTGGCCCTACATGTCCATGCCAACTAACCATACGACCACCCACATATTTATACTTTTCTAGCACGCAAACACGCGCCTTTGGCCTTGTCGCCAACACTTTCCTACATGTCTCCAAGCCGGCAATACCAGCGCCAATAATTATAACATCCCATGTGTCCATTACTATATGCTAATAATTTAATCAAGCTGTAGGTCGGGAGTTATAGGAATTAAGTAATGCGTTCATTTGATTACTGGCCTCTGCCCTATCATAGCCCGAGCCATCTGGATGTGTAAGCCCTTGAGAGTAGTCACATACACTAATCATATTATTCTCATAACATTCAAGAGTAAAGACTTTATGAATGGCAAATCCAAAATTGGATAATTGCTTAAACTCAAGCGCATCTAAATTACCCCAAATATGAGGATGTATAAACCAACAAATACGGTCACAATGGTCGACAGACCATAAATCATCAACGACAAGCGCCTTCTTCTCCTGCCATTCAGAGCCATTAATCTTTGGTGCTACTATTCCAATATTACCCATATTCATATACTTCACTACATTTCCTAGAATCGCTGACCAGTTACCCCCTAGCTCAACATCGCCAGTTAAACATGCCAAGATTTTGCCGCTCGGTGTAGCCTTTATTGCCGTCTGAAGCTGACCGCCATAGTAGTAAGTGTCATCAAGCTGAATTGAATCATACTTCGCAGAATCCAAAAGCTGCGTTTCATCTGAATTGATAATAGTTACATTAGGACATACTTGCTTTATCTCCTCATATAACTTACACGAGTTCGCCACTACTTTTTTCCAGCAAAATATATAGAAGCTAATATCGTTTAAGGAAAACATCATGATTTCTACTCATTTGCTGCCTTTACGTTCTTTGCTTCAGGCTCAGGCGGTACTTCGCCGTCACCTTTCTTTGCCTCCTTCTCTTTACTAAAATCGTTACGCGAAGGCGGCTGCTCTTTGACCGCACGCTCCATAGAAGTAACTTTATCAGAATGATATCTATTAAATAGATATTTTGTAATACTAATAATTGCTACAGTGGAAACAATTCCAATCAAACCAATAGTTGCCAAACTATATCCATCATCAGAAGTCATACCACCGCCAGACTGAATAGCTTTCGCAGCCAATCCACCTAGACCAGTTGCTGTGCCCATTTTGGCTGCCAGCACTTCTTGTGGTGGAGGTAGTGCCTTTAGTTTTTGACCAATACCATCTTTAATTATACCCATTGCTTCAGCTCCAGCTGCTGGTGCTTCTGTAACAATATGACCAACTTCACCAGCAACTTTCATAGCTGGAATAACGGTGCTCTTTGCTACAATAATAGCGGCATCTTTCGCGGCAATTGCTGCGTCCTTAATTTTCAGTAGTAACGCAAATACTTCACCAACAATTGGCAGATTTTTAAGAGTTGTAAGTATACTTGTTAACTGACTCATAATTATTTCGCCTAAATAAGGTATCTTCGCAATCCAACCAAAGAAAATAAATCCAATGAAATCCTTCAGTTTCTGGAAAAACCCAGGCTCTTCATTGCCCTCTGGATTCATGCTCAACGATGACAGCTTACCATAAGCCATGAAATATGGCTCCATACCAGGCACTCCAAATCGGGCCACACCTTGAGTAAATAGTTTATCAGTGCGGAACATAATACGGAACCAATTATAGAAAGTCCATATCCAAGAAAACCCCCATGTCAGTGGTGTTAAGAGCAGCGGCCACAACGCAAAACCAAGAGGGAATAGCAACATCATGGTTAACCAAAGCTTTAACATTCCAGCTGACGAATCGCCTACAACAAAATGGTCCAAGCCAATCGGCATCAGAGCCAAGAAAGCATAAGCAATAAACCAGAATGGACTAGGTGGCTTCTCTCCCGCAGGCACTTCAGTCGTCTCAGCACCTTCAGGTCCAGGGTTCAAGAAACCAGGCGCAAACATGCCGGCGCCAATACCAGAGCTTGGTATAATTGGCGTATTTAAGCCAAACTTTAGGAAAATATCCTTCTCTGTTGTTGCTTGTAATATATCATAGAGCCACCAAAAACCTGGCAGAACTAGGTTTGAAGCCATCTTTAAGCCAGCCGTCATTGGAGACCGTAAATATAGATGGTCAAGCCCAAGCAAACCTCCTAGCACAGTTATCACAATAAATAATATATATGATAAATGTGGATGCTTCCAAAATGCTACTTGAGTCCATTCATAAGATGGCATCCTTCCTCTGTTGTTACAAGGCAAAAGCATATTACTACATACGCCGTGCCAGCCATTCAAACAATTTATACAGTGAATAATAAACCGCCAAACCCTTCAACAACACGGAATACGTTGTGATTGCGTGTATATATACGTGTAGTCATCGCCCCAGGGTCCGGGAGAACACCTTGTGTTAAATTCATTTGCCATACAAGACTATCTATCCGACTCGCATTTAATGAGCCAGAGGGTTGGGCCTGCTCGGGCCACAATGCGAAAGAATAGTTATAGATATATCTATCAACTGGTGTAATTGTGTGACGCTGATAAGGCTGAACTAGTCTGAAATAAGCACCATCGCGCGCATCAAACCGGTCATAACCATCCAACTGTAACACAGCATCTGCCAGCATATCTACTCGTCGGTGCCCCTGTTCAACGGTCGCTAAGCTAGTAAAGTTAAACCACTCATTATAAGTCTCCATGCGATTGGAGCGTAAAAACCAGAAGAACTCACGCAAAGGATGATTAAACTCCATTGGTACAGTTACAGAAGTGGCTTTCGGTGGTATAGCAATTGGCGGAGTGTACTGGACCTGCTCAATCAAATACTCGTGTGCCGCTGATACAAACCGCCGCCGCTCCTCTTCAGACAAGTAGACGTAGTCACCCCACAACATACAGTTAGTTATAGAGGCCGGCAGAACAGTCTCAGAACAAGCTGTATTGGGGTCAGTTTTCAAGAACAGTTGCTGTAGTGGTCGAAACTCAACAGTAATTCTCACAGGATGATATTGTAAAGCAATCAACGGTAAAAATGAACCGGGATTCTTACAGAACCAGAAATGAAGAGGGATTGATAGTTTCAATGGACCAGTATTAAATGTGCCATCAGGTGGTGGAAACCCCTCTACGCGTCCTATTAAGTTATTAAGTGCCTGTCGTTGGCCAGGGGAGGTGGAGAAACTAGACCATATTTCCATCCATTCGCCTGTCTGCTTATCAATCTCCTGCTCTCCAACTTCAATCTTAACCTCTTTTATTAAGGCGTGACCAATACCATTTACATATGACGCAGGGTTGCCAGTTGGTGTTATTTCACCATTTGGGCCACATACACAACCACCACCACTGCCGGTGGCCAAATAGATAGCAGGTAGCTCTACATTCAAGAAAACAGAGCCAAGTAGGTCACCTCTGCGAGGAACTACACATGTAATTCGCTTTCCAAAGTCACCAGCGCCGTCAAAATACATTGGAAGTGACTCAATCGCAAAATTAGTATATCTTCTGTATATAAACTTAAACCAGCTTACTTGGGGATTGCCAGTTAAATATATATCTTGCTTCCCTTGAGCAACAAGCTGTAGTAAACCGCCACCCTTTGTCATCTACTCTTTGTGAGAGTGTTTAGTTCCTTATATACCTCACCCTTTCACATAAAAGACACACCCTACTTGTCGGTATAGCTAAGTTTACTTTACGGCATAAAAGACCTTTATAATCTTCAGATATGTCGTCATCCTCATTTTCATCTTTGGATGTAGACCGCCTTATTGTACGGCGAATTGTGCCTCTTGATTTAAATAATAACAAAGCCGCATACGGAACTATACTTACAGCGGGTTCAAATGGTGTTTCCAGTTGGCAAGACCCTTCTTCACTTGATTTTGATTATATAAATCTTAAGGTTCAAAATGCTACGGGCTACAAGAAACAGCTAAATGAGAAAACATTTATTGGTGCTTCCAATGAGTCATTTGCTAATTTAGGATTAACAACTATTGATGGTGTTGCTACCAATATTCCGATTATGAGTAATGAGAATTTTATTGTGATTAGAGACGGCGGAATCCCTGCAAGTCAGACCTCAATTGATGAGAATTATCACTATTTCATGTGTCCACCTACAAACTCTCCACCACGAGATTTTATTTTCTGGAACGAGAGCTCAACTCCCTGTGTGATTCATAGTTCTAATGGTATATATGATGCTGGCTCTACAGCATCTAACTCTAGTTATACTCTTGCTGCGAACTCGTATACACTTCTTCATAATCATACATATAAAGACCTTGATTCAAATCTTCAGCATCAGTTAATTAATATAAACGCAGGCAGCGGCGGCGGTGGCGCTGGACCAAGTGGTAATGATGGCGCTTTTTCAGGGAGATGGAAATACGACGCTACAGGCGCAACTGGTGCGGCTTCTACATATTTTACAGCAAATGATAACACTTCTCCAATGAATATTATATCATCAATACGCCAACTTTCAATGAACAAGACTGCTGTAAATGGAAATTATAGTGGTTGGGCAGGTCTTATTGTGAATTCTATAAATACCCTACGTACATCTGTATTAATTCAATTGACACAAGTTGGAAATAATAATATTATTGGTTTATTTAAGGCAAATAGAATTTTAAATAATAGTAGTGAGGAACTTACAATTCAGGTTGATTATGTAGGTGGAAGTGGTACACTAACAAATAATGTTACATATTCCATTTCTGTAGTTGTAAATGGTGCTACTGGCCAATCGGGTGACAAAGGTGATACAGGTGCCACAGGTATGACAGGAGCTGGTGCTACTGGCGCAACAGGTGTAACTGGATTAACAGGTGTTACGGGTGAAACAGGTTTAACAGGCTCTACAGGGGATACTGGCGCTACTGGAACCACAGGAGTTACAGGCGCAACAGGTATAACAGGTTATGGTGCTACTGGCGCAACAGGTGTAACTGGATTAACAGGTGTTACGGGTGCTACTGGCATAACAGGATTCGGAGCAACAGGTGCTACTGGTAGCACTGGAATGACAGGTCAGACAGGAGCAACTGGTAACACAGGAGCAGGTGCTACTGGCGCAACAGGCCAGACTGGCTCTACGGGCGCTACAGGTATGACAGGTATGACAGGGGCTGGTGCCACTGGCGCAACTGGTCGCACAGGTATGACAGGTCAGACGGGAGTAACTGGTATGACAGGGGCTGGTGCTACCGGTGCTACTGGTCTAACGGGGATGACAGGTATGACAGGGTCAGGCGCTACAGGCGCTACAGGCGCTACAGGTCCAGCTGGTGATAGTGCGGTACCATATTACTATATTGACATTTATTACAGCACTACTGCGAACCCATTATCTACTGGTGGTACTACTGTATCTTCAAATATGACTAACTTACCAAGTAAGTTTACAGTTACAACAGCAGCCCCAAATATATCAATTATACATTCTAATATTACAGTGTCTGCTAGTAATAATTGGTTAATGCCTTTATCAGCAAGTACTATATATGCTAGCTCAGGGCCATCAACACTTCCATCTTGGAATTCTAGTCCAACTTGGGGATTTAAATCTATACAAAATAATGTTTTAAGTGTTGCTAATACAACACTTACTATAAAAGCAGGCTTTAATGCTAATGAAGTAGCTGGTGCTGGTCTATTAAATATAACTGGGGATGGTAATACTTATAGATTAGTTAGAGTCTATTGGCAACCTCATAGCTTCTTATTATAAAAGTAGAATCCGGCTAATACGTCTATATCTTATCTAAAAATATCATCAATAATTTTAGAGGGGATGACATCAATAACTGTTCCAATTTGTCTCCAAGCAAATTGTATATTACAATATTCACAACCATCAGTTAATGGAAATAGAGTTTTTAGAACCACATTTTCACTTAATACTTATCAATATTATGATATGAATGAAGGTGTTTACTACTATTCCTTTAATAATGTTTATATTGGCATGTGGGTTACAGGATCTCTTGGAGGTTTTGCCTGGAAAATTATTAACATTGTTTCTGCTGATGAATCTAATATCATAGTTGATTTAATGGATGTTGATAATTATAATTATAAAATTGATTCTGCTAGTGTTGGTGGAGCACCAATATATCCAGCGAATCATATTTTTTTTGAACTAAATCAAGATGGCTTACCCGAATTAGGTCCACTTTATACTTTGTATAGTGAAGCAGGCCTTACACAACTCCCTGCTGAAATGTTGGCGCGATTTAACAATCGCAACTTGAATAATCAATATATTCAAACTCTTCAACCTGGGAATATATTTCAGGTAGGCGACCCTATACATTATAATAAAGATACTGGAAATTATGAATTAGCAGGAGGTAATCCGACAATAACAATTGGCTACGTGTCACAAATAGATGTACCGAGCGCAGACCATTTTCATTGGAAGCCACTCGGTGAATATTTCTATACTATACCTATACCATTACCCGACCCTCAGCCAGGTGATATATATTATATTAACTCTTCTAGTACATATAAATATACAAAAACAAAACCTGCCACTGATATTGTTCCTATTTGGTATGTACTTCCAAATGGAGCTGGAATACTTCTGAAAGGCACTTTTGGTGGCTCAGATGGAGGAGGGTCAGGAGAAGCTGGTGCTACTGGAGCAACTGGTATGACTGGTATGACAGGTGCTGGCGAGACTGGTGCAACAGGTAACACAGGGGCTATCGGTCCTACTGGTATGACTGGTGTGACAGGTGCTGGTGAGACTGGTGCAACTGGTAACACAGGAGCTATTGGTCCTACTGGTATGACTGGTGTGACAGGTGCTGGTGAGACTGGTGCAACAGGTATCACAGGAGCTATCGGTCCTACTGGTCAAACGGGTGTGACAGGAGCTGGTGAGACAGGAGCAACTGGTAACACAGGAGCTATTGGTCCTACTGGTATGACGGGTGTGACAGGTGCTGGTGAGACAGGAGCAACAGGTATCACAGGAGCTATCGGTCCTACTGGCATGACAGGTGTGACAGGTGCTGGCGAGACTGGTGCAACAGGTATCACAGGAGCTATCGGTCCTACTGGTCAAACGGGTGTGACAGGAGCTGGCGAGACTGGTGCAACTGGTAACACAGGAGCTATCGGTCCTACTGGTCAAACGGGTGTGACAGGTGCTGGCGAGACTGGTGCAACTGGTAACACAGGAGCTATCGGTCCTACTGGCATGACAGGTGTGACAGGTGCTGGTGAGACAGGAGCAACTGGTAATACAGGAGATATTGGCCCTACTGGTCAAACGGGTGTGACAGGAGCTGGTGAGACTGGTGCAACAGGTAACACAGGAGCTATTGGCCCTACTGGTCAAACGGGTATTACAGGAGCTGGTGAGACTGGTGCAACTGGTAACACAGGAGCTATTGGCCCTACTGGTCAAACGGGTGTGACAGGAGCTGGTGAGACTGGTGCAACTGGTAATACAGGAGCTATTGGCCCTACTGGTCAAACGGGTATTACAGGTGCTG